TAGCTTTTTCCTCTCTGCTGGAGATAACTGCGAGGCGAGGGCAGCCAACCAGTCCTCAATCTGAATAAAGTCACTCATTAGGCACCCACGGATCTGGGTAAGGAGGTTCCGGCTCTGGGACGGCCTCTACAACCATTTGACCGCCTGCCTCTTTCACGATTACGCGCTCTGTTAGCTTCAGGTTTATGCTGATGTCGCAAGTAGTGTTATTCAGAATATCCACCTCAAACGTGAAGCCCTTATCTCTGCGGTCTGGGTTAGCCATGATGTCCGGCTGGTTGCGGCGAAGCCAATACAAAATCACTGCGTTCAGCAGGTTTTGATCTGCTGAAAAATCAGTTACCACTAAGTTGAGTGTGTACTGGTATTCGAATGAAATGGTTGGCGCCAGGCTGGAAACAACGGCTCCCTCATCAACAAAGATGTGCAGTTTGTCTGGGTTTTTCCCCAGATATTCGATCCCCTCAGAGAGGGCTTTTCTCAGTGATTCCGGCTTGTTCATCGCTATTTTCCTGGCATTGAATAATGGTATCGACCTGATCGGCACATATAGCCCAGGCCGCCTCTATACGATTCTGTTGCTGCTCCAGATCCCCGTTGGTGAGCGGGTTATTGGCCGGTAGTTGGCAGGGGATCAACCTCGGACAACCAGGCGCGATAAGCTGCACCTCCGGTGATTGCCGGTCTGGTGTGCAGGCGCACAACTTCAGGAGGCAAGCGGCCATCAGCCCAAGTTTTAAGCTCTGCATTTTCACGGTACAACCTCGCAATCAGATTTTCACGTTGTGACAGAAGGGCTGCCGTGTTGGTCATCTGCTGACGTAACTCCGCCTGCGCCCGGTTGTTGCTACTGGCGGTCAAGCCCGGGGTTATCAGCTCGGCATTTTTAGCTGATAGCTGCGCCGCCATCCCTTCGATGGTTTTTCCTTGCGCCTTGATGGTTACTTGCTGATCGCTGACGGCTTTTTCATAGGTGCTCAATCGCCAAGTTTTCCACCCTAACGCCGCAGCGAGAGCCAGGACGATGGCGGCCACGATCAACCAACTGCGCGGAATGACGGCGGTCATGCCAGAGCCCCACCATAACTGACGTATTTTTTCAGAAGGGTTTCAAGCTTGTGTTCGGGCTGGCCATATCCGGCACCCGGCAGACTCGCCCAGATATTGCGGCACTTTTTCAAGGCCAACTCTATCCGTCCGGCGTTGATGTCAGCCAGGGCGCCGCGCTCGCGGATTAGTTGGATGGCCCATTTATCTTGTGATACCGGCCCAAAGTCTGGCAGCTTCAGTGCGGTGCGGTAATGGTCCCAATCCCTGATCAAAAACTGGTAGCCGCCTGATGCCGTGCTGCGCTGCCCGCGACGGTTAAACACCTTGCCGGGACGGCCGCCAGCGAACGGGTGATCTCGGTAGCTGGAAAAGGTTTCTGCCTTGCCGTCGATGCCGGTCACGATCACGTTGTAGCCGTCGTCCGACCTGGCCAAAAGCGTGGCGCCAATTTCACTGAATCGTAGCGTGCCCAGATAGGCGTTAATGTTAGGAGTGGTGACGATGCGGGCCATTTTTCCCCCTGGCTTTTTGCTTGGCTGGCGCCCGCTCTTTTGCCGCGGGCGGTGACGGGATGATCGCCATGATGTTCCCGCGGGAACGGGTGACTGCCATCAGGATCATGAAACTGAAAAGGGCAGTTAGCGCACCCGACTGCGGGAAACGGCCAAACGCGGAAAAAATTGGCACGGCCGCGCAAATCATTATCACGACGTATGCGACGCCGCTGGCCCACGGTTTATGTGTTGCCCCTCTGCGCTGGAAAGCCAGCAGGCGGCCGGCAATGAGCAAGCAAATGATCGACGTTATCCAATGCATGGTTATTTCCCCCTGAATATGCGGAAAATCGGGCTATCCCCGTCCAGCTTCTGCAAGGCAACCAATAAGATTTTGATGGCCACACCTGCGGCGACAAACGCGCCGGCGCCCAACTTGACCTCAACATCCAGCCCGGTGGCTTTCTTCAGCAGCGCGGCCGCTATCGGGGCGAACAGGCAACCGGCAATAAAGCTGCTTATCCATAGCGCGCCGCGTCGCTTCAGCGTCAACTCCTGCGACGCCAACACAAACAATGAGGCGCCACCAAAGGCGCCGAGGACAATTGGCGCTGCATCGCCAGACAAGACGGAGAGAAGCGTGATCCCGCCAAATGCGAATAAAGTGGTGCCGCTTGTTACTGGTTCGCCCATGACATCAATCCCAAAGTTGAATAATTTGCTGTGTGGGTGTCGGCGCAATATCCGGCATTTCTACCGGCGTGCCGTGCGGAATAAATGGCCCGATTTCTGCCAGGCCTGGATTGGCCAATAAGACGACTTCGGATAGCCCCGCGGTGCGGCCATAGTGGCGCCAGCACAGCTCATCAACGGTGTCGTTTTGGTGGGCTATCACTTTCATCAGATCAACTCTACTGTCATGTGTTTTTCGCCCTGGATCAGCCGCATGGCCCAACGAGCATCCCGCCAGAGCTCATCAATGGATTCGTCCATTTCGTCGGCTCGCTTTCCGCCGGCCCCAGTTGCATCAAAATCGCGATATCGCTCGTTTAAATTGGCCTTTGTGATGCAGTACACCGCGCGGCTGTAGTGCTGAAGCAAAACGCTTTCGTCGTCCAACTTTTCTGCCGGCACATTTTCCAGAGCGGTAAAACCGGCGGCCTGCTGAGCCTGTCGCCACAAGGTCAATTCGCCATTCGCTTCCGCAATGGCATTCAGCGCCGCATGGCGCAGGCGTTGCGGGGTGATTGTTCCATCGGTCCTGATAGATTCCTGCAAATCGGACAGATCAACATCTGGCCAAAATTGCGTGTTTTTGATTACCTGCTTTTCCTCGCCGGGCTGGCCTGGTGCCACAAATTTCATGATCAAGGCTCTCAATGGGTGGGCGGTGGACGGGCGTATTGATGCGGTATAAAACCTGTCGCAACGCCCGTGACGCCCCGCGCGTGGGCACGTTTGGTTTAGCCGTTCTCGGCCTTCTTCAACTCGCGTTCGAGTCGTTCAATGTCTTTTTTCACACCAACCCGCTCATGCAGCTGGAAGGCGCGGTTTAACTGGTTGAGCGCTAACTCAGGCTGTTCGTTATCGCGCAACCCGTACCCCATGACTTTGTGCAGCTTGGCGCGCACTTCGTCCGGCATGTCGTGGTCTTCGATCAGGCTCATGAGACGCGTCAGGATGGAGAGATTTACCGGCTGCTTGGCGTCGTAGGCTTTCAGGGCGCTATCCGCGATCTCTTCGGCTACTGCGCAGGCGGTTTGGCGTGCATATCGGCTTGGCATGACCAGCCCATGCTTGAGCGCGTACTCCGCGATGTCGATGGCGCCGTTGTAGTCGCCGGCGTCGATGCGCCAGACCATCACATGCATGATGACGTCATCTTGTGCGCCCATACCGGTCTGCAGCACTCCGGCCACCCACGGGGAGTAATGGGGCAGTACTTCACGCTTAACTTCGGCTTTTTTCTCCTGAGATTGCACCCGCTTCAGTCGGCGGCTGTCTTCCTCAATTTTCAGGAGCATCATTTCATAGCCATTGGCATGGCGGCTTAGAGCGCCGCCCTGGCGGGCGGCCCCTTTTGCTTGCACATAGACCATATGGCGCTGCGCTGGGCTCAGGGCCATCAGTTAGCCCCTTATTCGCCCGCCGGCGCTTCCGGCGCTGGCGCCGCAAACTTGCCGAGTTTGATGTTTTCGATCAGGCAACCACAGCCGTAATCCTCAACCACATAGGCCTCGTTGACCGACTCGAAGTTTTCGATGCGGTCGCGTTTCGGGTTGTCGATAATAGTGCGGCGGCGCGTTTCTTCCTGCCAGTAGATGGACAGGTTATCAAGGCGGGTAATAAGCATGGCATTAGCCGGGAAGAAGGGCGCGCGAACAGCCTGCAGGCCGCCCATGCGTTTCTGGCTGATAATCAGATCAGCGGCCAGCGCTTCGGTGTTTGGCTGCGACTGGTTCACCAACGGGAAGTATTTATCTGCCAGCAGACCGCGGCCGCAAATTACTACCAGATCTGTATCGTCCTGGAACCACGGATCGATCAGGTTGTCCACGGCGTCCATCACCACGGCATCCAAGTTGGCGAAGTCGCCGTTCTCACCCACACGGATCACAGGCGAAACCACGGCCCCTTCGTCATCCACGATTTTATCCATCACGCGGGCCGGGGCGTCAGTACGGTATTTCTGCAGCCAGCCGATGTTAACGTCCTGCAGCAATGGGTTAGCGGTTCGGTTCGATGTCTTTTCGCGCTTCTTGCCGTTAAATCCGATCATGACACGGTCCAGTGCCTGGCGTAATACGATGGCGTTACGGATGCGCAACTGGAAATCCTGGAACTTGGCCCACAGGTCCAATTTGTTATAGGCGATCGAGGTGTCGAAGTTGGTTTGTTCGCACTTGTACTCGATGGAGTCCAGGCCACTCGGATCCGTCGTCTCGCGTTCTTTGGTGGAAGTGTCCGTGGTACCGGCGATAGTGGAGCCGACGCTAAGGCCCAGACGCTGCCCGGATTGTTCGGTGACCGGGACGATATTGATATGCTGCAGGAATGCTGCGCTCTCCTGGATCTTGTCTTCCAGCTTTTGTGCTACGGACGGCTCTACCGCAAACTTGGTGCTGAGCTCGACGGCTACACCGTTCAGCTCGGCAAGCGTGGTCAGGTAGGCGTTAAATTTAAATCGCGTTTCATTGCGCATAATCGGTAACTCTCCGTAATCAGTTTTTTATGCCCTATGGGGATGCCGTGGCCCTGCGTTTAGCAGTCGGTTTTTTCGCCGTTGCTTTCACCGCCGCCGCCAGGTGTTATCGGGCGAAACTTCGGATTGCGGTCCTGCTTGCTCAGGTTGGTCTGCAGGTCGTTAAGTTGCTTGCTCAGTGCGGTGATCTGGGTTTCCAACGCAGGCACTTTTTCAGCAGTGGTGTTGAGCTTGGCGACGCTATCGCCGAGGCTCTGCACTTCACCGGCGACCAGCTCCACAGCCTGATTCACATCAGAAAAGCGTGCGTCGTCATTGGCGTTACGCTTGGCGAACATCGCTGTGATACGGGACAACAGGCCGGGCTTTTGGTCTTCCTGCTCCACAAATTCGATCAGGGCTTCTTCTGCTGCAGTGAAGAGGTTGTCTTTATGCTGCTTGCGGTTAGCCAGTGGGTTTGCGGATGCGGACGCACTGAAGGCGAGGTATTCGGTCCCCAGGCTTGCCGGGTCGTCGGTTACAGCCAGCCCGATCAGGTAGGCCTCGCCGGTATCGGCAAATTTGGGGTTTACCTCGATCGAGGTGTAAACCTTTTGCGCTTGCTTAACCATTTCGACCAGGTCCGCGGTTGGTGCGATGTCGCCATAAAGCGCCATCTTCCCGGCCAGTGGTCCTTCGGTAATTTCCTCCGCTGTCAGGCCGGTTACATCACCGAAACGACGGAAGGAGCTATCGGGGTGATATCCCTTGATGTGTTCCAGATTTACCCGCGCGCCATAAACGGATGGGTTGTAGTTCTTGGCCATCTGCGCCAGCCATTCGCGGCTAATGTTGCGGCCGTCGGTTGTCGCACCCTCTACGGCAATACGAAAACGCTTTGATTTAAGTGTCATTAGTCTGTTCCGGTCAGTGTCGGTAATCGGTCAGGCTTATGGTTGCGGCGGATAGGGAGGGGAGACAACGAAAGGGCATTGTGTGGTGTTTGGCACAATGGACGGGAAGGGATGGCGGCGCGGCCGGTCGGTAGTCTGGCGCCATGACAACGACGACGCTCAACACCGATCTCGATCCCCGCAGACAGGCGATGTTCCTGTACTTTCAGGGGTTACGTATATCCCGCATTGCTGAAATGCTGGGAGAGAAGGCCGCAACAGTACACAGCTGGAAGAAGCGCGACAGGTGGGGGAGCATTGGCCCGCTTGAGCAAATGCAACTTACCACAACAGCGCGCTATTGCCAGCTGGTGATGAAGGAGCACAAAGAAGGGAAAGACTTCAAGGAAATCGACCTGATCGCCCGCCAGGGTGAACGATTGGCTAGGATCGGTAAATTTAACAGTGGCGGCAACGAGGCCGACTTAAATCCGAACGTGGCCAACCGCAACAGCGGCCCGCGTAAGGCGCCAGAGAAGAACGTGTTTAGCGACGAACAGACGGAAAAGCTTACCGAAATTTTCCATGATTCCCTGTTCAAATATCAACGAAACTGGTTTGAAGCCGGCGCCAAACACCGTATTCGCAATTTGCTTAAGTCCCGCCAAATAGGCGCGACTTTCTACTTTGCACGCGAAGCCCTGATAGACGCCATCACTACAGGCCGAAACCAAATCTTCCTATCAGCGAGTAAGGCACAGGCGCACGTTTTCAAGCAGTACATCATCGAGTTTGCCCGCGAGGTGGATGTTGAGCTGAAGGGCGACCCGATGACCCTCGGAAACGGTGCGTGCCTCTATTTCCTCGGCACAAATGCCCGCACCGCGCAGAGTTATCACGGCAACCTGTACCTGGATGAGTATTTTTGGATCCCTCGCTTCCAGGAGCTGCGTAAAGTTGCCTCCGGTATGGCACTGCATAAGAAATGGCGCCAGACGTACTTTTCAACGCCGTCGAGCCTTACCCATAGCGCCTACCCATTCTGGTCCGGCGCCCTGTACAACAAGGGGCGCGCCAAGGCCGATCGGGTTGATATCGATCTTACCCATACAAACCTGGCGCGCGGCGTTCTCTGCCCTGATGGCCAATATCGCCAAATCATTACCGTTGAAGATGCAGTTAACGGCGGATGCAACCTGTTTGACCTGGATCAGCTGCGGCTTGAATACGGCCCGGAGGATTATCAGAACCTGCTGATGTGTGAGTTTATCGACGATATGGCGTCGGTGTTCCCACTCACTGAAATGCAGGGGTGCATGGTCGATAGCTGGGAGCAGTGGGATGATTTCGAAGCGCTGGCCATCAGGCCTTTCGGGTATCGGCCAGTGTGGATCGGTTATGACCGGCCAAAGGCTCTGCGTCAGGTGACAGTGCAGGCTGTGTTGTTGTGGCGCCGCCAATGGTACCGGGCGGGAAATTCCGCATTTTGGAGCGCCACCAGTGGCGCGGCATGGACTTTGCCGCCCAGGCGAAAAGCATCAAGCTTTTGACCGAGTGCTACAACGTTCAGTACATCGGCATCGACTCCACTGGCGTTGGCCACGGCGTCTATCAGCTTGTGAAGCAGTTCTTCCCCGCGGTGCGGGAGTTTGTCTATCGCCCGGAGGTGAAAAACGCCCTGGTGCTGAAAGCCAAAGACATCATCACTCACCGGCGCCTGGAGTATGACGCCGGACACACCGACATCACCCAATCCTTTATGGCTATCCGCAAGGCGATGACCGCCAGCGGTAGCCGGCCAACGTATGAAGCCAGCCGCAGCGAAGAAGCCAGCCATGCCGATCTGGCGTGGGCAACTATGCATGCGCTGTTCAATGAACCGCTCGAAGGCGTCACGGCGGGCAACAGCAACATTGTGGAGATTTTTTGATGATTTATTCATTTACCCCTGAACAAACTTGCGCTCTGAAGCAGCGCTCCGCTCTGCTTTTTGGGTATCAAAACAACTGGCTGGGCAATCCTAATCGCGTGCGCCATTACACAAAAATGCGCCAGTGTGGGGCTGATTTCAGCTTTTCCCTGGAAGCGCTGATCGATGCGATTGAGACGGGAAGAAATCAGGTTTTTATCGGCACATCAGAGGCCAGTACCAATTGTGCAAACCGTAAGTATATTGCCGGCTTTTCGCACTCAGTGGGGGTTAGCATCCTTGGGATTGAAGGAACCATTCGCCTGAGCAACGGCGCGGGGATTTACTTTTTGGGCGAGGAAAGTCACTTTTCTTCCCTTTGTGGTAATGCTTACGTAAGTGAGTACGCCTGGGCCGATCACCCCCGCACACTTTTTGCGGTGGCAAGAGGGGTGTCGATGCATTCGCGGCACCGACTGACAACATACACATCACCATCGCACAACGAAGAAGCGTTTAAAATCTGGGAGAAAATTAAACCGGAGGACAAGGAAACGCTAACGTTGGCTGACCATATTCGAGAATCAAACGCACTGTTTGACCCGGAAGAGATCGACTATCACCGCGATAATATGACCGCCGCCGATTTTCAGATGATGTTCATGTGCGAATGGCCACAATTTAAAACGGAGGCCAGCAAATGAGCAAGCGTCATAAAAAACGAGCATTACCGCCTGTGCACCTTCATAAACAAGCGGCCGGCGCTGCTGGGGTTGAGGCCTTCACCTTTGGTGATCCCGTCCCGGTACTCGACCGCCGGGAACTGCTTGATTACGTCGAGTGCGTGCGCATGGATAAATGGTATGAGCCGCCGATCAGTTTCGATGGCTTGGCCAGGACGTTCCGCGCTACGGTTCACCATAGTTCACCGCTGTATGTGAAACGCAATATCTTGACCAGCACATTTAAGCCGCATCGCCTGCTGAGTCAGCAGGCCTTCAGCCGTTTCGTGCAGGATTACTTAGTGTTCGGCAACGCCTATTTGGAGTTACGGACCAACCGCCTCGGAGGCCCGATGGAACTTAAACCCTCCCTGGCGAAATATACACGCCGGGGCGTGGATCTGGATACCTACTGGTTTGTGCAGTATGGCCTGGGCGTTGACCCTTACCAATTCGACACCGCTAGCGTGTTTCACCTGCTGGAGCCTGATATCAACCAGGAGATCTACGGCTTGCCAGAATATCTGTCTGCGCTTAACTCGGCATGGCTCAATGAATCGGCCACTCTGTTCCGCCGCAAGTATTACCAGAACGGCAGTCACGCTGGCTTCATCATGTACATGAGCGACGCAGCCGCTAGCCAGACTGACGTGGATAATATCCGCAACGCTATGAAAGGTGCGCGCGGGCCTGGCAACTTCCGCAACCTATTCATGTACTCGCCGAACGGTAAGAAGGATGGCATTCAGATCATCCCGCTGAGCGAGGTGGCAGCGAAGGATGAGTTCTGGAATATTAAAAACGTCACTCGTGATGACCAGCTGCACGCGCACCGCGTGCCGCCGCAACTGATGTGCATCGTGCCGGAGAACGCCGGCGGGTTCGGCAACGTGAAAGAGGCGAGCGAGGTGTTTGTTCGCAATGAGCTGATACCGTTGCAGCGGCGGATGCAGGAGTTAAACGCCTGGATAGGGGAAGAGGTGATCACCTTTGAGCCCTACGTTCTCAGCAGCGAAGATTAAGCCTCAAGAGCCAGAACCAAAGACCGCCATCGCCGGCGGTTTTTTTTCGCCTGTAGGATGAAAAGATCGACCTTCCAATAATAATAGCGCCCCAGAATATTATATGATTTTCAACCCTCAATAGCTAACCACACCTTTTTTTGCCTCCCCCTGATACCCCGTATGGCTCCTGTGCGGCTCATAGTGAGCTGATGAAAATAATTGCATCTGTAGTTGTCTTTTCGATTTCGCGGCCTCAACGGCCCGCCTGCATGGGTGCTGACATACAGCCAGACGTCGGCGCGCGCAATCGTAGCCCCGCCACGCCTGCCCGCTTTTTGTATGGGTTTTCATGCAGGTGCCTGAATAGCAGAAGGGCGCGCCATTACTGGTGCGCCCGGCTGTTTTAGATCCTTTTTTGATCGTGCGGATTCATGCAGCATAGACATGCACAAGCCCTGGCAGGTGAATCACTCGTTCATATTGTATTTATAGTAGGTGTTAAGCCCATAATCGCCTTCTTCGAAGAGGCGCCATGTGTACTCGTAATACTGGATATATTCGTTAGCCTGCCTCGGTGACCAGTCAAAACCGACCTTTTGCAACTCCCTCAAAAAATCGACAACCGTAACAGTCCATCTTCCGGTTGGTTTTCTTTTTTTGGCCAGTTGAAAAGCCCAAGCCTCGTCGCCACGGCGCGCCATAATTTAGCCCTCGTCTGCGTTGTAAAAAATGCCATCGTAGTTGTGATCCGGCAGTGCATGGCTGGCCAAATCGATAATCATCCCAAGCGCCAACTTAAGATCTGATGTGTGACGCGGAGCAATAAGGGCTAGCTCCGCAATGAACCGAACGCGCGTTAAAGTTTGTTTTTGTTTTTCAATTGCTTCCTTCACTGCCTCCAGATGGTACTGTATGTATGTACAGTATTATATTGTTCCCTTTTGGTTGTATCGTCAAGTACACATCGCAATGAATATATTTCATTTGCATGCTTTTCCAGCACTTAGCTATTTTTACCCTGTTGTGCCAGGAGCCAATAAAAAACCCGCCGAAGCGGGTTGGTCCATATTCTCAGCTACTAACGCCGATATATCGCTTAAGTTCATCAAAATCACGGAGCACGCTCATCGGCTCGCCTGTGCGCGGGTGGCAAACAACAAACTGATCACCCACCAGATAGGCCAAGCAAATTATACCTGTGCATTTCCAGCCGGACTCTACCCACTCGCCGCGAATCTCGAGCGAGCGGCCACGCTCTTTAATTTCAATCCTACTGTATTTTTTTCCCTTAATTTCAATTCTCTCGCTGTTCTGGATGACCTTATTTTTTAAAAAAAAAGACAATGGCGGCGGCGGTGGTACTTTTGGCCTGACCGCACCTTTAGGGGGGAATGTCGGAACTTTGCTCATTTTTTTCACCTCAAATTATCATCAATTTTTACGACGGCCATACAATCGACCATTTGCCCCAGCGCGAAAGTAGAACGCGCCGATCTTCACTGTTCCGCCGCACAACAGGCTTTCAACCTCTTCAGTGCTCGGCGTCTGTCTTCCTGCAGATTTGAGTTCCAGAATTACTTTTTCCCGCTCCCGCTCATTTTTCTTGATAATTTTCTGCAAGACTTGGTGCCTTTCTGGGTTATAGCCTGTCACTTGTTGCCTCAAAAGGCTGAAACGCTGCATTACGGCACTTGCCTGAATAGGTGGTCGCGCCTTAAACACATCACCATTGCTGTTGCCGTAATAGTGACGACCGTTAATCTGTATGGTTTTGCCACTGTTAAGCCACTTCCCCTCAGCGTCATTGATTTCGATACCTTCAATTTCCACCATTCGGCGGCGTATTTTTTCCAAGGCTACGCCCGAGTGGTCTTGAATAGTGGCGCGAGGTGTTCTTGCTGCCCTTGGTTTCTTACCTTCCTCCCTGATTCTTGCCAGCACCTTCCGCCGTTCCTTGGCAGATAACTTGCCAAAATCGACATCACAGTTGGCATAGTCGGCTTCGCCTATATCCGGCGGGGCCATACTCCCACCAGGATCCCCCGTACAGTTATTGACAGAACTCCGAGAGGGCGCAGGTGCGCCCTGAAGGTCAACCCCCAAAACCGGCGCTTTCTTCGGCACAATTTTCCATTGAATTACGCGGGTGATGATTGGCACGTCCTGGCCAACTGGCGGGGAGAAAACACCACGTACGCGGATCACGTCTTCGCCGTATCCGTTGGTTTCCTCCGCAGCCTCGTAATAGGTACGGACAACCAGATCATCGCGCTTAACAAACGGCCCGCCCTGGGCGTTGATATATTCCGCCCAATTGCCGACGTCGGCGGCGTCGTGGACAGCGGCAAACTCTACGCTAAGGCCAATCGCGGCATCATGGTCGGCCATCCGGCGCAACTCGCGGTATACGGTTACCGGAGCGCCGCCAATGAATTGAAACTGACGAACACGCCAGCGCGCGGCCCAGGCGGACACGGCGGCGGCGGTTTCCTTGAGCGGCTTCCCGCTTTCGTCGTCCAGTTCTCCATCCAACTGATAGCCGTCGATGTTTTTGCTGATGTACTTCGCAACGTAGCCGGTAGCGCTGCCCTGGTCAGGATCGATCTCTTCAGCATGGAAGCGTGCCTTGCGGGCCTTGGCAGAACTCAATTCCCGTGCATCTTCCTGCGTTGCGTAATCGCGCATGATTTCACGAACCTGGCCAACATCTTCAGGCTGCATAAACATCAGCATGTGCCAGTGTGGAGTGCCGTCGTGGTGAGGCTCGGCAACTCTGATCCCGAAAATGCGTAAATCTTCGCGGTGGAGTTTTGCGCGAATCTTTGACCAGACCGATCTCAAATAACCCTGCGTCTCGGTCGGGCTGGCACCGTTCCATTTCCGATTACGATGGCCGTGTTTGTTTGTGGCATGAAATTTTGACGGGGCTGTTATGGTGTAGAACTCGCCAACGTAGCCCAGATCGTTACAAATATTCTCGAAGCCGCGGATGCGCACCATCAATTCACTACGACGGATCGCGGGATTCGCAACGCTGCCATCATATTTATCGATCAGGCTTATACGGTTGCCGGCTTCGTCTTCGAGCTCCATCCCCTTTAAAAACTCGCGGGTGCGTCGCTTCTGCTCGCGCCACTCGGTGATCGCCGTTTTGCTGGCGTATGGGTTGGTTTTTTTGCTGACGTTGGCCAGCGCAATATTCAAGTGCTCGCGCCATTCTGCAGAGGTACGGCGCAGACGGTTGAGCCACCATTGCGGCGACAACATCCGGGATACGGCAGGGCCGGCATCTTCTTCGCTGAAAAAGCGTTTATTCAGCTTTTCCCAAAGCGGCGGCAGTTGGCGAAAGTCGCGAGTGATGATCCCGGCACGGCGGTATAGCAACCACATTGCCTTCAAATCACTGCAGCTTGAACATTGCTCTGCAACTAGCCCCAACTCCTGCGCGATAAATGCGGCGATATCCTCGGCCAGCGACTCAACATCACTTCGGGACATATCCGCAAGGTGATTAAACCGCGCCATATACCTGGCGTTGTCCGCCGTCATTTTTGATATCCGGTATTGCTTATTGACCAGTTCCAAGCGTGGTAATGCGCGCTTAACAAAATTCAGCGTCAAGTACGCATGGGCTCGCTGGATCCCCTGAGATTGCTCAAGTTTGAAGAAGTGGGAGTTAACCTGGCGCTTTACCAGGCCAGGTTGGCTGTTCAGGTGTTCAAAGGCGGCGGCGAGATCGGCATTAATGCGATCCCGCTTTTTCTGTTCTTCCGCACTGACGAATGGTGAACCTACACCTTTTCGCGGTGCGTTCCATGAATACGCCCATTCAAAAGCAGGCTCGCCGCTGCCTGGATAGGGCTGCGGCGGGGTGGGGGCATGGCGGCCTTGATGAGAGTTATTCACTCTCCAGCCCCAGGCAGAAGCATAACGGCCGCCTTGTTCTCGATGGCGGTTTTAATAGCTTCTTCATCAGAGAAGAAAGCACTCATCTTCTGTGCTGCGCGGCACAATCCTATGACCATATCAAAGAAGAATGCGGCGGCTTCATCGGTATAAGGGATCTCTTTATAGCCGGTGGCGTTGCTGCGCAGGCGTACAAAGCTATTCAACCGATAGGCGGCATGGTGTTCCGCTTTATCCAGATAATCATTGGACTGGTTAAGGGCAACATATTTGATTGAGCTACCGCGGGCGTTAGTGTGCGTTTGTTTGACCAGAACGGTGGCACCCGCACCCACGCTATAGACATCTTGAAAATCGCCGTTTCTGGCGTTGGATTTCGCCCAATCTCCCAGTGAACGGTCGTTACCACCAACAGCCCCAGAACTACTGCCGTTTGGATAAATACTGCCGTCGG